GTTACCACCATACGTAGCACAACCTTGGGATTGTATGTCCCACGAACATTCGGTCTACGTTTTGAATAGAGCTACTCCTGCTCCTTGGATAGCCAAGATAGATGGAGAGTTCTACCCTGCTAAATACTATTTCACTGTAGACTATACAGACAGTGAGATAGCTGACGACCCTGCTCAACACAAACAAAGTCATGTGCTTGAGTTGATGGAAGCAGGAGAGTATACAGGTAACATTGTTGCGTTACCTAATAATCGAGTACGAGTAACACATCCTGCATGGTTTGAGACAGGAGAGGGAGCGCCAGACTTTAAGCCTAGCCAAAGGGTGTTCCATTCAAAACAAGAGACTGAGTACGTTTGGGATACTCAACGAGTCTTTAACAATCTATATTCAAAGGAGAAGTAAGTTATGGTTATGAAGAAGAAACCAATGATGAAGAAAAAAGGCTACGCAAAAGGTGGCATGAAGAAAAAGGGTATGGCACGAGGCGGTGCTAAGATGCCTATGGCTAAAGACCCAAAGACAGGTAAAATGGTTCCTGCATTTGCAATGGACGGCAAAGGCAAGATGAATAAAGGCGGTATGACCAAAAAGAAAAAGGGCTACGCAAAGGGCGGTGCTACTATGAAGAAGAAGGGTTATGCAGCAGGTGGCATGTCTGTTCCTCAACTTAGAGCCGCAGCAAAAGCCAAAGGCTATAAAATAATGAAGGGTTAGTCAGTATGGCTAAGTCTACAGTAAACAAAGCAGGAAACTACACCAAGCCTACCATGAGAAAGAACCTGTTTAGCCGAATCAAAGCAGGAACTAAAGGAGGCAAGGCAGGTCAGTGGAGTGCTAGAAAAGCGCAGATGCTTGCCAAGCAGTACAAAGATAAGGGTGGTGGATACAGATAATGGCACTCGCAAAAAGTCAACGTAGTCTAAAGTCTTGGAGCAAACAAAAGTGGAGAACAAAGAGTGGTAAGCCCAGTAGCAAAACTGGAGAACGCTATCTTCCTGAGGCTGCAATCAAAGCTCTATCACCTCAAGAGTACGCAGCGACAACTAGAGCTAAAAGAAAAGGCACAAAGCAGGGGAAACAATTCGTCAAACAACCAAAGGGTATCGCAAAGAAAACACGAGCGTATAGGAAAGTAAAGTAATGATAGTAAAAGCATGGTTCATAGTAGCAGTAATGTCTGGCGTATATACAGACGGAACAAAAGATATATTTATATTTCAGCACCCTGCTGATCACGGACACTTCCATAGCTCAACTATGTGTCAAAAGTTTATAGGGGATCATCCTTTTAAGCTTGCAAAAGCATTGATTAATCAATATGGAGATAGACCACCTGAGCAGATTATGTGTGTGCCTGAAGATACAGTTAAACTATTTATGCAAGAGGGTGGCAGACGAGGCGAGAAAACCTAGTGCTGTATGAACCCACTTGTGAAATATGTGGCAGTCACATTGAAGACGACAGATGTGAGGTGTGTGAACATACAGGTGACAACGGTGCTTGGGTAGAAGAGGTTATAAAGGAAAAAGATGACAAAAAATCTGACTGAAAAACAACAAAAGTTTATGGCTGTCTTGTTTGAAGAAGCCAACGGTGACGTTGTGTCTGCTAAGAAACTAGCAGGATATTCAGACACGACTACAACACACGATGTCATCAAATGTCTTAGAGATGAGATAGCAGAAGCTACAAGAGACTACATGTCACGTATTGCACCAAAGGCGGCAGTAGCTATGGGTAATGCGCTTGTTGATCCCACAGAGTTAGGTATCAGAGATAAGATGGTAGCAGCAAAAGATTTATTAGACAGAGCAGGATACATAAAAACAGAAAAAGTCAATGTGGAATCTTCAGGAGGTTTGTTTGTTCTTCCTGCTAAAGAAGGAAAGAATGAGTGAGGACAGAGAGAGTCTAGGGTATTGGGCATTACCATTACCTGACGTTGAGGGCAAGCAGTGGAAGAGGATACCTAAGATAGCACGACTTGTACCTTTTGGCTATGAGGTAGATCCAGAGGATGAAAACTTTCTTCTGCCTGTAGAACAAGAACTAGATGCGCTAGAGTTAGCAAAGAAACATTTAAGACAGTACAGTTACAGACAAGTAGCCAACTGGTTGACACAGCAAACAGGACGTTACATATCTTACAGAGGACTAAAGAAGAGAATAGATATTGAAAAGAACCGCAGAAAAGTTGCTAGTGTTAAAAGGGAACTCGCCAGAAGGCTTGAAAAGACGCTCAAAGAAGTCTCGAAGCTCGAAGAAAGTACAGGAACATATACCACCGAAAGTAGAACCGCCTAGTATAAACTATGATCTAGGTGGTGCAGAAGAGGTTCAACAAGATGTGTTATTCCAACCAAACGCAGGACCTCAAACGGATTTCTTAGCATCCTCAGAACGAGAGGTGTTATATGGTGGCGCAGCAGGAGGTGGTAAGTCTTTTGCTATGTTAGCTGACCCACTTAGAGGACTAAACAATCCTAACTTTAGTGGACTGTTAGTTCGACACACGACTGAAGAGCTAAGAGAACTGATACAGAAGTCTCAGGAGTTGTACCCAAAAGCAATCCCGGGAATCAAGTGGTCAGAGAGAAAGTCACAATGGGTGACTCCTAAGGGGGGACGACTTTGGATGTCCTATCTAGACCGTGACCTAGACGTAATGCGATATCAAGGTCAGGCATTTAATTGGATAGGATTTGACGAACTTACACAGTGGGCGACACCATATGCTTGGGACTATATGCGCTCACGACTCAGAAGTGCAGATCAATCATTAGGGCTGTACATGAGGGCAACAACCAATCCCGGAGGGGCAGGACATCAATGGGTAAAGAAGATGTTCGTAGATCCTGCACCATCCAACTCAGCGTTTTGGGCAACAGAGTTAGAAAGTGGCAATGTTATTACATTTCCAAAAGGGCATAGCAGAGAGGGGCAACCTCTTTTTAGAAGACGCTTCATACCTGCTAATTTGTTTGACAACCCTTATCTAGCGGAGTCTGGTGACTACGAAGCAATGCTATTGTCATTGCCTGAGCATCAGAGGAGGCAACTACTAGAAGGTAACTGGGACGTAGCAGAAGGTGCAGCGTTTCCTGAGTTTGACAGATCAAAGCATGTTGTTGATCCTTACAAGATACCGTCTAGTTGGAGAAAGTTTAGAGCGTGTGACTATGGGTATGGAAGTTATTCAGCCGTAGTATGGATGGCAGTCACACCGTCTGAACAACTTGTAGTGTACAGAGAGTTGCAAGTATCAAAAGTTTTAGCAGCTGACTTAGCAGAAAAGATATTGCAATTAGAAGCAGAAGATGGTACAATACAATATGGAGTTTTAGATAGCTCACTATGGCACAAAAGGGGCGACACTGGTCCTAGCCTAGCGGAGCAAATGATAGTAAGAGGATGTAAGTGGCGACCATCAGACAGAAGTAGAGGTATTAGAGTTGCAGGAAAAAACGAATTACACAGATGACTCCAATTTGATGATCACACCAACGAACCTCGTCTTGTTATATTTAATAACTGCACAAACCTCATATCTCAACTTCCTAGTCTCCCTCTTGACAAAAAGAACAACGAAGACGTAGATACTAATTCTATGGATCACATGTACGATGCACTACGTTACGGCATTATGACACGACCTAGAAGTTCTATATGGGACTATAACCCTGTGAATCAGCGAACAGGCTTTCAGATTGCTGATCCTAACTTTGGATACTAAACATGGCAGAAGATAACGAAATACCCTTTGACACGGATGATGTAACTGTAATACAGAATGATGATCCTGCTCTTGCTTCAGAGAGCGACATAGTAAGTTTTGTACAAGGCAGATTTAAAAGAGCAGAAGATGTACGACAACAAGACGAACAAAGATGGCTAAAAGCTTACAGAAACTATAGAGGACTGTATGGTCCTGATGTGCAGTTTACAGAGACAGAAAAGTCAAGGGTATTTGTAAAGGTAACAAAGACAAAAACACTTGCAGCTTATGGTCAGATAATTGACGTATTATTTGGCAACACATCCTTTCCACTCACGGTTAATCCTACAAAGTTACCAGATGGTGTAGCAGAGTCGGTGCATTTAAATCTAGATCCTAATTCAGCCAACGCACAAGAGGCACTTAAAGGGGCTTTTGAAGATAAACCTTCAGAGCCTTTTTTATTTACACCTGATGGAAAACTTAAACCCGGAGAAACTATTCAAGATTTAGAGAATAGATTAGGTGGTAGTCAACAAAAACTTTCTACAGTATCAGATAAAATTATAGAGGGTACAGGTGGTACACCGCAAACTGTCACCTTCCATCCTGCTATGGTAGCAGCAAAGAAGATGGAAAAGAAGATACATGATCAGCTTGAGGAGTCAGGAGCAAACAAACAGCTACGTAATGCGGCATTTGAAATGGCATTGTTTGGTACAGGTATTATGAAAGGACCTTTTGCTTTAGACAAAGAGTATCCTAACTGGAATGAAGAAGGTGAGTATGACCCACTAATTAAGACAGTGCCATCAACAAGTCACGTATCTATGTGGAATTTTTATCCTGATCCTGATGCGTACAACATGGATGAGGCAGAGTATTGTGTAGAAAGACACAAGCTGTCTAAAACACAAATGCGTAATCTAAAGAACAGACCATACTTTAGAGATGAGTCTATAGAAGAATGTCTTGATATGGGCGCACAATACGACAAGAAGTATTGGGAAGACGACATGAAGGACTACGCTATTGAAAACTACACAGAGCGTTACGAAGTCTTAGAGTTTTGGGGATACGTAGACTCAGAGATACTAGCAGAGAATGGATTAGACATACCTGCTGAGTTACAGGATCTTGATCAGATAAACTGTAACATATGGGTGTGTCAAGGTCACGTTCTTAGATTAGTGCTAAACCCATTCAAGCCAGTGCGTATACCATACTATGCTGTGCCTTACGAGCATAACCCATATAGTTTCTTTGGTGTGGGTATTGCAGAAAACATGGACGATACACAGACACTAATGAATGGTTTTATGCGTATGGCTATTGATAACGCAGCACTTAGTGGTAATCTTATCATAGAGGTAGACGAAACAAACTTAGTTCCCGGACAGGACTTGAGTGTATATCCGGGCAAGATATTTAGAAGACAAGGCGGCGCTCCGGGTCAAGCTATCTTTGGTACAAAGTTTCCAAACGTAGCAGGTGAGAACATGCAACTGTTTGACAAAGCACGAGTGCTTGCAGACGAGAGTACAGGCTTTCCATCATTTGCTCATGGACAGACAGGTATACAAGGTGTAGGACGTACTGCATCAGGTATATCTATGCTTATGTCTGCAGCTAATGGGTCTATCCGTAATGTTGTAAAGAATGTGGACGACTATCTTTTAGCACCTATTGGTAAAGCATTCTTTAGTTTCAACATGCAGTTTGATTTTGATCCTGACATAAAGGGTGACCTAGAAGTAAGAGCGCAAGGCACAGAAAGCTTGATGGCTAACGAAGTACGTAGTCAAAGGTTGATGCAGTTTCTACAGGTTGCGTCTAACCCTGCACTCGCACCCTTTGCTAAGATGGATTACATTATTAGAGAGATTGCAAAGGCTATGGATCTTGATCCTGATAAGGTTACAAATAGTCTGCAAGATGCTGCGATACAGGCTGAGATATTTAAGATGTTTCAACAACAACAGCCTGAACAACAGCAACCACAGCAACAAGCCCCACAAGCACCTGCAGGGGCTGATGCTCAAGATACAACAGGCGCAGGTGGAGGCACTATAGGAACAGGTCAAGCACCTGCACCACAAGAAGAAGGATTTACTGGTAATGTCTAAGATTAAAGAGTTAACGAATAACAAAGAACTATGGGACGCATTTGTAGAGGAACTACAAAGGTCTATAGTAAACTATCAACGTACTATGGAGCAAACAGAGAAGCCATCTGATATATACAGATTGCAAGGTGCTGTGTCTTCTCTTAGACGTTTGATGCAACTAAAGGACATGATGAACGCTAAATGAGTGCTTTATTAAGAGAATACGAGCAAGCTAAAAAGAATATAAAGCCTGTTGAAGTACAAGAGGCTGAGGCAAAAGCTAGAGTGCAAGCAGATAAAAACTATGCTAGACAAGCCGCCTATAATATATATTTAGAAAAGTTTGCTAATGATCCTAATAAATATCAGAATGCAGAGAAAGCTGTGCTAGGTGCAGAGTTTACACAGTTTGGTACAGTTACTTTAGGTGTAGATGCGGAACAAGCGTTTGAGGATAACCGCAATGCTGAAGGGTATTTGTATGGTGGATTAGCATTTCTTAGTGGTTTAGGTTTAGGTGTTGCTGCAAAACCCATTGCAAAAGGTGTTCGTCATTTTGCTCGTATGTTTAGAGGGGCAGATAAACCACCACTACCCACTAGTGTTAAAAGTGAAGCATTTGACTTGTTAAACTATAATATGCCTGAGGAGGCTTTTAAGATTGACGATGTGTTTAGGGGTGCAGATCCTAATCCTAGAGATATAAAAAGACAAGACGCACAAGGTAATTTTTTATACCCTGAAGTAATCTTGGATAAAAGTGCTAGACTAGGAGACGCAGGAGGCTATAAAAACGAGCTAAAAGATAAAGCTAAACCTTTTACGGACGAAAGAGCTTTAGAGTTCGGTGTAGACGCTACTTCTAAAATAAATCCTGACCCCACTACATTATCTAAATTTTATAGTGGAGCAGTAGAAGCTATAGATAATATGACAGAAGATAGCTTAAAGAAACGTATGGTTGGAATTAAAAAAGAAGATGGTAAAATTCTTATAAAGGAAAGTCAATTAGAAAATTACTTTAAGCCACTTGTGGCAAAAGGTCTTATAAGAAACGCAGACTATCAGTATGTAGTAAACGAAGTTTTAAAGGGAAATCCTAGAATATACCATGACCCCATAGACACAGATGCGTTTGTTGGATCTTTACTAACCTACGCTAAAGATGATCCTTTTTCCGTTGAAGACTTAGCTAGTGCAGGAGAAATGCCAAATTTTACTGTAGGACAAAAACAAGTAAATCTTCTTGAAGCACTCTCAAAAGATGCGTATGACGTTTTTGATTTTGATGTTGATGCAAAAAGATCTAAGCTTGAAAATTTAAGAGATTTTCAAAAGGCTATAAGTTTAGAATCTGCTCAAGATTCTACTAGCACATTGTATCCTCTAAAAGACCTTAAAGCAATCATACCTTTACAGGCTAAACATTTCTTAATATTTAATAAACGTCTTAGCGAAGATCAGTTTGCAGATATTTACAACACAACTCCAGATAATCGTCTTATAAACATGACAACAGTAATGAAGAACCCTGAGTTCTCCATAGAAGGTAAAGGGGCTAAGTTAGAGGAATTATTAAAAGGACTTAATGTAATAGACTACAGAGGAACAGGCACTTATCCTGACAACGGAAGAAATTTAATGACTGTAAGAAACGATCAAACTATGTATATTGATGCAGAGTATATTGAGTACCTTCAAGATAAAGGCTACATAAATGCTTATGAATTTACAAAAGATCCATTAAAGTATATAGATGTAATCATTGACGGAGAAAAACAAAATGTTTACTCTACAGCAGAAGATGTTACAGATGCGTTACTTAACTCCTCTGGTTACGTGCGCCCAAAAGTTGCTTTTCACGAAGCCAATATTGGAAAAGCAGATCTTTTACCATCACGACCTACAGGAAAAACAACAGGAAAATATATTGATCTAGACTATATAGGCACTGATGATTTGGCAATAATAACAAAAGCTATGATGAAAGATATATACGAAAGACACGATAACTCTTTAATTAGGACTCTATTACAGGATGAAGTTTCTCCTGAGACATTGGTAGATACACCAACAGGAAGAGTGTATAAAGATTACACACCTACTCTTGATCATGTCAAAAGAGCTATTAGACTAATAGATGAACAGGACTTAAAAGCTGTTGAAGAGGTAGGTATAAACCATTCGTTACAAAAAATGAATATGACTCCTGTAAAAGATGGCACACATTATGCAATGCCCTCTGGTGATTTAAAACTATATGAACAGTTTACACCTGACGGAAGAAATCCAGAAGCACCTGCACAAACTTTACAGAGATTAAAAGATGATCTTAGATCAAAAGTATTAGCTAGACGATTAGCTGTAGGTCAATACGCTTCTTTAGACAAACCTATAGACAGAGGAAAAAAAGAAAAACTTATTGACTTAGATAAACTTAAACAAATAACTAAAAACGAAATAGAATCAGGAGAGGCTGCTTACACGATAAACTTTGATGATAGAGCAGGTAGACGTAGTTTTGAGCAAGAGCAGAACATATTGTATCCCTCTGTTGATCTTGAGTCACTTCCTCAAATAGATGCAGGAAAAGGTTTAAGACAATACTTTGTTACTATAAATGCTAAAAATTTAAATCCTTTAATAAGTGATGCAAATAACACACATGACAGCACAGAAGGAACTATAGGTTATATTAGAATGTCTAAAAGACAAGGCAGTGAAGGTAATATGATAATAAACTCACTTATTAAAGCAGACAACCCTGTGGTAGATGGGTATAGTGACGTAGAGGCTCTTGAGTTTCTAGATAGAAATTATGGTTCTAACCAAACTGATAATATGGAAATGCCAAATGGTGAACCTGTTTCTAGTCAACAAGTACAAGAATTAATTGAAAGAGAAACAAACAACACACAAAGAGTATTTGATAAGACATTTACGAAAGACAGGATAGCAAAAGAATTAAAAGAAAAGTTAAAAATACTTGATGGTGAATTTTTATTAGTAGAAGAAATACAAAGTGATGTTCATAACAGACACATTAGAAAAGCAACGGAAAGCGGTAAAAAGAGTAGTGTTGAACAACCAATTCTTACGCACGATGACTATACAGAAAAGTTAATACAATCTGCCATAGTGTTTGCTAAAAAGAATATGATTAATAAAATAGTAATACCGAATCCTAGCAAAATTAGAGCGGCTAGAGGGGGTGTAGAACAGCTTGTTCCTAATCCTCAAAAGCCCGGAGAAATGATGAAAAAGTATGTGGGTGGTATGTCTGAAGATGTTCTTCAAGGTGCTTATGTAAAAGGTGTTAAGAAAGCAACAAATAAACTTAAAAAGATATTTGGTGATAACATAGAAATATCAAGTGTTCCTCTACCTCATACAAGTAGTGGAGGTCAAAAGTTTGTTGAAGATTATTATAGAAATCTTGCTCCTACCCCTAAAGCAGGTAAAGAAATTGCATTTGCTTTTCCTTCTCCACAAGCTAATATAAAAATAGACCCACAAGAAGCTACTGTTATAGATATAACTAATTTAGACTTTGATCCAGATACAGAATATTTTAAGTATAACGAAGGTGGTTACGTAGGCAACGTAGACTCACAAATGTCTGAACTATTAAATTAAGAGGTGATACTATGGAAGATCAGATGAAATTTGCATTTATGCAACAAGGCGGTGTCCTACGTGATGATGGGATGAATACAGATCCTGTTAGTGGTAATGAAGTACCCTCTGGTAGTATGGCAAAAGAAGTTAGAGATGATATAGATGCTAAACTCAGTGAAGGTGAATATGTCGTACCTGCTGATGTTGTGCGCTTTCATGGTGTGCAGAAGTTTGAGGACTTACGTAATCAGGCAAAGCAAGGCTTTGGTAGAATGGAAAGAGACGGTAGAATAGGTGGTGAGCCTGTTGATGATGACTTCCCTATTCCTGTGAATCAGCTACAGACATTTGATGAAGGTGGGGATACTGGAACATACGAACAGACGTTTGGTCAACCCTTTCAGATGGGGCAACGCTATGGTGATATGGGTGGTGCAACAAACAGAGGCTACGAACTGATAACCTACACAAGTCCTGACGGCAAGCGTACCATAGTTATACCACACTTCAACGGTAAGCCTATGAGTGCTATCCCTTCAGGTTTTGTAGGACAAGACACACAACTTACAGGCGGTGGCGGTGTTGGTATATCTGATGATAGTGACAGACAAGAGGACGAAAACGAAGCTGTGCGAAGAAGAAATATGGGACAGCCTGTTACTATAGATCCCCTAATGCAAGCACAGTTAGATAAAGATGCAAAGTTAACACAGCCAAAAGCCATAGAAAACTTTACAGGGAAAGACTACGCTGACTACTACAATCAGACGCAAGGTTTTGGCATAGATGATATAGCTAGAAATGTTCCTCTTCTTGGAGGTCTAATGTCTATGCAGGATGATAACATACGAAAGACAGCATTAAAGGGTTTAAAGGATGGGACATTGCAGATAGGTAGTGAAGATGAATTTAACGCTATAAAAAATCTTGTAACTACTGCACCCCAACAAAGCTTCTTGTCTAAGCTATTTGGTGTACAAGCTCCAGAGTTTACAGCACCTACAGGGCTACCAGAAACCTTTGCAGATTATGGTACGCAAACAGGAAAGATGTTAACAGGAAAAGAAGATAATTTACTTCCTACAATATCAAAGACAGCAGATACAGTGCAAGGCTTAAACATAGTTGATGATAAAACTATTTTGTCCCCTGATAATGTTACAAACATAATAAGAGACATGGGTAAGAGTATGCCATTTAAAGGTAGTATGTCTGAAAGTATATCAAAAGGTATGTTAGGTATAAGAGAAAAGAATGGCAAAGCTGTAGTAAACTCTCCAGATGGAGAAAAAGACTTGGATGCTAAAACAATGAAAAAGTTTGTTGAAAATGCAGAAAAAATACAACAGACAGTTTTAGATAAAACAAAAGACACAGGGGGAGGGGACTCAGGCAGACCTGCAGGATCAGGACCTCCAAGTGTTCAAGAAATATTTAATGACTTACATGGTTTTGAAGCATATGATACAGAAGAACTAGTAGCTAACAAGGGAGCGTTAGTCACTAAGCCTAAACGAAAAGCAGCTCCCAAAAAGCGTACCCCCAAGAAAGGTCTTGGGAACAAAACTAAGGCGACCTGATGAAAATCAGCCCCAACAATAGGAGTAATTATTATGCCAGAGTTAGAAAACGTAGAAAAAGTAAAAGTAGCAGGATTTGTTGATCCTCGCTCACGCAAAAACAAAAACGCAGAGCGTATCAAAAAAGATGAGGAGGAACTGCAAGAACTCCTTAAAGCAAGAGAAGAAGGCACTGCAACTGCTGAGGAGGTCAAAGAAGCATCTGCTCCTGAAAAGGGAGAGGAAGCAACAAAAGAGGATGAGAATCTTTCAAAGGAAGAGCTTTCTTTTAAGAAAAGATACGGTGATCTACGGAGACACATGGCAAGCAAAGATAAGGAGACTGAGGAAAGAATCAAAGCTCTTGAAGATCAGTTGTCAAAAGCTACTCGAAATGAACTGGTTCTACCCAAATCTGATGATGAAATAGCAGCATGGACTAAAAAGTATCCTGATGTAGCAGGAATAGTTGAAACCATAGCTGATAAAAAAGCTCGTGAGAGATCTACTGATCTTGATAAACGAGTGCAGGATATAGAGAAAATGCGAGTAGACGCTGTAAAGGAGAAAGCGGAAGCTGAGTTAATGAAACTACATCCTGACTTTATAGATATTCGTGAGGACGATAAGTTTCACGATTGGGCAGATGAACAACCTAAATGGGTTCAGGATGCCTTATACGAGAATGTAGACGATGCCAAATCTGTTGCAAGAGTTATAGACCTGTATAAAATAGATGCAGGTATAAAAACTAAAAAGAGTGATGGCAAGTCTGCTGCTTCTGCTGTAAACACTAGATCTAAGACTACTCCTACCTCTGACGACTCCAATAACAACTGGAGAGAATCTCAAGTAGAGAAGATGTCAGATAAAGAGTACGCTAAAAATCAAGAGTCTATAATGGAAGCAATGCGAGCAGGTAAATTTGTTTATGATTTATCTGGTGCTGCAAGGTAAAAAAAGTGTTGACAAGACATTTTTTCTACATATAACTAACACGTACAAACATAGATTGTCTGACTACCTACGACAAGTATAGACCCAATTTGTTTGAAATCATGTAATCAAACATCATTGCAACTCTAAAAAAGCGTAGCCTCTATAATCATAAGTTTGTTATATTAACGTCATAACAACTTTTATAGGAGGATTTATTATGGCATTTCAAACAACGTCAGGTTATGGCAATTTACCTAACGGTAATTTTTCGCCAATAATCTACTCGAAACAAGTACAGCTTGCGTTTCGTAAATCGACTGTTGTGGGTGACATTACTAATTCTGACTACTTTGGTGAAATCGCAAACCAAGGTGACACTGTTAGAATTATTAAAGAGCCTGAAATCTCAGTCAAACAGTACGCACGAGGTACACAAGTCACTGCACAGGATTTGGATGACGAGGACTTCCAACTCACCGTTGACAAAGCTAACTACTACGCTTTTAAAATGGATGATATTGAGGAAGCTCACAGTCATGTGAATTTTATGCAATTAGCTACTGACAGAGCTGCTTACAGGCTTGCAGATCAGTATGACCAAGAAGTTCTTGGCTACATGTCTGGTTACGCACAGTCTGCTATCCACTCTGTTGCTGACGGTGTAAACAGCACAGTCAACGGCACAAAAGCAGTAAGCACTGCAGGATCTGACGAACTTCTTACTTCAATGAAGTTAATCAAAAGCTCTTTTGCTAGTATTACTACTGGATCAGCAGGGGATCACTCAATCCCTGTTCAAAATCTAGCTCCGGGTGCAACTTCTGTTTCTACAGCTGCTGTTACTCCAATGGTTATTATTAACCGAATGGCTAGACTGTTGAATCAACAGCAAGTTGATACACAGGACAGATGGTTGGTTGTTGACCCAATCTTCATGGAACTTCTTGGTGACGAGAACTCCAAGTTGGTAAACGCTGACTTCAACGCAGCCGAACTAAAAAATGGGCTTGCCCTAACTAGCATTGCAGGATTTAGACTATACGTGTCTAGCAACCTTCCTGCTGTTGGAACAGGCGCAGGAACATCAGGAACTGCAAACCAAAACTCTAACTATGGAGTTCTAGTTGCAGGTCATGGTTCTGCCGTTGCGACTGCTGAACAACTCAGCAAAACTGAAACATACCGTGACCCTGACAGCTTTGCTGACATCGTTAGAGGTATGCACTTATATGGTAGAAAGATCCTCAGACCTGAGGCAATCGTGACTGCCAAATATAACGCAGCTTAGGGGAGGGTACTAATATGGCAACTTTTGACTTAACAGCAAGTTCAACCACTGGTGTTGGTGCTAACTCTATTGCAGCTCTACCTTCAAACGTAGGTACACACATGGTGAAAACCATACAGGAGTACTTGGACATTGACGCTCTTATAGCAGCAGGTAACACTATTGCTAACGGAGATGTTTTTCAAATGCTTGAGATCCCTGCAGGAACATTAGTTCTAAACGCAGGTGCTGAAGTAATGAAAGCCTTTACTTCAAGTTGTACCTTGGACATGGACTTTGGTGGTGGCGATGACATCATTGATGGTGCTGACATCACATCAACAGGGTTCTGTGCTGCAGGTTCTAACGGACAAACCAACACAGTAGTAGGCTCAGCAGCCTCAACATACACTCAATTCATCAGCACTGCTGATACTATTGATTGTACGATTGCAGGTGCCGCAGCAGCTACAGGTAGGTTACGAGTCTACGCAACTGTGATTGATTGTAACGATCACGGTGCAACAGACAAAGCTACTGAAGTCGATAGAGACTACTTAGCTTAAACTACTTATTGTTTGGGGCAGGGCAACTTGCCCCTTACATTATTAGGATAGGGTGAATGGCAACTTTTTTATCATTAACAAATAGTGTATTAGCAAGATTAAACGAAGTGCAAC